ATAACAAATTTATTATATAAAAATGAAGAAGCAAGAGAAAATCTCAAGGATATATTTGATCAGAATTCTGGTTTCTATTTAAACTAAGGGAGTAATTTAATGGCAGATTTAATTTCAAGTCAGATTAATTTATCAAGAGATGCAATAAGACAACAAATAACAAGTTATATCCAAACATATCTTGAACTTGAAAATGTAGATCTTACAAAATCATCTTTCTTATCTTATATAATAAATGTAATTTCAACGTTGACTGGTAATTTGATGTTTTATCAAACATCAACTTATAATGAATTTTTCTTAACAAAAGCACAATTACCAGAATCTGTATTTAATTTATCTGCTTTTCTTGGATATAATACTCAAGAAGCTTCTTATGCAACAACAAATGTATTAATAACAGTTCCTTTTGGTTTTAATGCTTCTGAATATGGAGCAACGGCTACTTTTACAATTCCTGAAAATTTTATTTTTACAGCGCAAGGAGAAATTCAATTTACCACTTATTATACCGTTGACGTAACAGTTTCAAATAATTCTTCAGTTACAATTCTATTAACGATTTTAGATGAAAATAAAAGATATTATTTACCATCCTCTATAACTGATGATGGATTTACATTTGCTCTTCCATTAAGACAATATAAAGAAGAAATAGTAGAAAGTCAAATAGATTCTAGTCTTGAACAATATCAATTTGTAACGGTTGATGTTTTAGTTGATGGTAAAGTTTCTTCAATGATTGTGGAAGTAAGAGAACCAGATGAAACTACGTGGACTACGTGGACGGAATATGATAGTATTTATTTAATGGATGAAACAACAACTGGATATGTTTCTAGAAGAACAGATACAGGAAGAAAACTATATTTTGGAAATAACTTAATTGGAATACAACCGACTCCAGGATCAACTATAAAAACAACAACGAGAGTTACAGAAGGAGTTTCTGGAAATGTAATTGCTGGATCAATATTAACGGGAGAAAGAATTTATACCACACCAGCAATAACCGGAGTAAATCAAATTGTTGATTATTCAGTTACAAATCCGTCTCCAGCAACTAACGGAGATGACGAAGAATCAATTGAAGCAATTAGAAGAAATGCAATTGCAGGAATTACAACCCTAAGTAGATTAGTTTCAGAAAATGATTATAGTAATATAGATGTGGTCATTCCTACTTCTCCATTGTCAGACAAATCTATGGCAGTATTAAAAAGATCTGATATAAAAATTAATGATATTCAAGTTTATTCTCCTGTTTTATTTGGCGGAGATATTGTGCCAACAAGAAACGCTTCATTAGAAGTTCCTCAAGGAACGTCAACAATTTCAAGAGGTTATGAGGAAACCATTAGTGGAGTAGATTATCAAACTCTTTTTGAAATGACTTTAGATAGTCTAAATTCTTCCGCCAATTATTTTTATATTATGAGTTCTATAGAAATTATTCCGAGCCTTGAAAGAAGTTATGATATTACTCCAGTTTACGATATTTATACAGATAAACTTACGGTTACAAATACAGGAACTGATGCATTATTTGAATTACATTATCAATCAACAGAGTCGGATTTTGATCAATGTACTTGCACTATGCAAATTAATTCAACTGGTATTGAATATGATATGGTTAATGATGGGACGGCAAATTTTACATATACATTTTCTCCATATACATTATTACCAAATGATAATGAAACTTATTATTTCACAATTTATAATCCTTCTAATGAAGCAGTAGCAAAATATTTTACATCTTTTGTATTCAGACAAAGTCTTCATGATTTTATGGTATCCGAAACAGTTTCTGACGGAACAAGTGTGATTGTATATGATGTTCCCGTGATACAAAAAACTTATTATGATGGAATAGATCAAAGTGATTTTGAATTGTCAGTTCTACAAACTATGATTACTAATATGGATTTATCAGATTATAGAATGTTAACAGATTTTACAAATATTAAATTTACTAACACAACTGGTGAAAGTACAAATATGCAAAATAATCCAACAAATAGAGCGGCCGTTGCAAGTTTTGTAACCTCTGTTCCAGCTGGACCAAGTTCTGGAGATAGATATATATTAACTGAAGACGGATCTTATAAAAATTATATTATTCAATGTACTGATTCGACTGCAGAAACTTGGACATATATACAACCAGCAACTGATGATATTGTGTATGTAACTGATGAAGGAGAAAAATATATTTATTCAAATGATGGTTGGGTTGTATTACCAACTTATACAATTCCGCTTGAAATTGAAATTGAAATATTTAAAGAATCTACTTATTCAGGGACGGATATTGAATTAACAAATTTAGTAAGATCAACTATAGTTACAGCATTTAGTGATAGATTTGGTTCTAATATTTCTCTTTATAGATCAGAAATTATAGACACAGTTCAGTCTATAGATGGGGTAGATCATTGTAGATTATTTCAACCAGAAACAAATATATTCTTCAATTTCAATGTTGAATTATATGATTTGACTGAAGCTGAATTATTAATTTACGGTCCAGAATATATTTATTTTGACGAGGAAGATATTACAGTTAGGATATATTCATAATGGATGAATTATTAAAAAAGATAAAGATAAACAAACCAAAACTAAGAAGTAATCTTGCAAAATACATTTCCCATAGTCTGTCAAATTTATCAAAACCATGTTATAGATTAAGTATTAAAAAACATTATTATGAAATGTTAAAGCAATCTAATCTGACTGACAAAGAAATTATGGATTTTAATAAAGATCTTTGGAAAGGACGAAAAGAACAAACGAATAGTATATTCAAAGATAGAATTTCAATGTTTTATATCATTTTAATGAGATGGGCTTTAAAAGAAAAAGACCAAGTTCTTTATAAATATTTAGTTTTGTTTTATACAATTCGACAATATTCAAGTGCTTTTGAAAGACATTTTCCAAAATTTTGTAATGAAGATACTTTTAAATATACAATGGATATATTAACTAAAACACATTTATTTTCAAGAGAAAAAACAATAGGAAATGCTTTATATCATATTTCAAATGATCTAGTCAGACACTGGTCTTATGGGATTGAAGAATTTGATATGGATAAAGTTTCAAGATTTATATTAGACGCCAGACATAGAGTTTCTCAAAGTGTTCGAAGTTTTGCACAGACTTATTATAGAGCGGCAGAAGAAGGAAAATCATTAAAAACTCATGGAGAACCAGTGGAAGGTGAAGATAAACAGCCGATTGCTCCTAAAGAGAAACCAACAAAATCTATAGAAAATATTACAAAAAAAATAACTTTATATAAATATGTTGATGTTAAAGCACAAGAAGAAGCAAGAAACTTGTCAAAAATAAATTCATCTTTAGCAACTTTAATAACAAATAATTTAAATCAAGTCAAACACTCTGATCAAATAAGAACTATTTTAAAGTTGTTTATAAAGAATTTAAAGGAAGTTGATTTATTATGCGGAGACGGTTATTTTGATTATATTAAAAAATTAATGAGTTTAAAAAGATCAAAAGATTTAGTATATTTCAAACAACAGGTAGAATCGTTATTGGTGAAAGTACTAGCTGATATAAAATATTTAAAAAAATATGAGAAATTAACGAATCAAACTAGATTTTTAATTAATGTATTTCTAGCATATTATATAACTTTGATTTTTAGAAATACTTTATGTTCATAAGGAGATATTGATATGGTCAGTGATTCTGGTTCTAAAAAAGTAAAAAATCCAATGTCACCCAATAAACAAATCTCTCCTACCGTAATGAATTTAGAACCTTATGAAGGAATTTTTGGTCTTCCCCCTACTGACAATCTTTATGTTCAAAATTCAAAATCTATGGTTTTGGATAGTTTACCAGTTGCTGAGATTATTCCATGCGTGCCTGTTTTAAAACCAGGATTATCTCTATTCAGTGTTGAACCTGCATGGGGGAAATATGATAATATTTTGAATAAGATTGGTTTTTCTACGTCAAGACCAATTCATATTGCGTTTCTAGCAGATAATTTTCCAACTGATGCATTTTCAAATGAGTATGGAGAAAATTTCCTACAGACAGCTACAGATTTTGCTTCTCGAGGAGTTTCAGAACTTATACAAATGACAGGAGCAGGAACTGGTCCAAAAGCAATTGGAAAAATTGGTAGTGCTGTTACTAATTTAGGATTGTCTGCTGGCGGAACTCTGGGAGATATATTAAAATCTGGTGGCGGAATGGCAATGAAAGCATCTGATGCTTTTACATCATGGCAACGTAGTTTAAAATCAGGTGGTGAATTTGGAGCCCCTGGTAGAATGTTTGGAAATTTAACACAAGTTGTTGGAAATCTTGCCGCTGGTCAAAGAGTTGATTTTCCAAATGTTTGGAAAAGTAGCAGTTTTGTTCCGTCATATACAATGACTATAAGATTATATAATCCAAAACCTTCTGATAGAGAAACTACCAAACAACATATAATAGGTCCCTTAGCTGTTTTATTAGCACTGGCTGTTCCAAGATCAGAAGATGGATATACATTTAATTGGCCTTTTTTTCATAAATTAAAATGCAAAGGAATATTTGAATTAAATCCAGCTGTTATTACAAATATTTCAGTTATAAAAGGTGGGGATCAACAACAGATAGCCTGGAATCAAAGATTATCTATCGTAGATGTGAGAATAGATTTTGCAAGTTTATATGCATCAATGATAGCAGAAGAAAGTCGAACAATTTCCAACAGACCCACATTAAAAAGTTACTTAAAAATATTAGAGGAAGAAAAAGCAGTCCAAGGACGATATGATTATACCACAGATATTGAAACTGCAAAAACTGCAGGCTCTTATATAACAGTTGATGAAGAAGAAGTTCAAGACCGAGTAAGCGATGATGATGTTCAGACAGAAATAGATTTAATTGCAGATATGAGTATTTATGAATAAAACAAAAAAAAGACTATGGAAATATTTCTCCACAAGTCTTTTCTTCCTTCATTTTTTATAATTCATATTTTGCTTTTAGTTCATCATTTCCGTTGATAGATCGTACAAAGTTATTTTTAATATCAACTTCCAGCCGATAACCAAAAAATCCTTCATCTGTTAGGACAGAGAAAGATACCATATATATATGATCAGGAACACCTTTATCGAAAATAAGCCGATTTTTAGCTAATAATACAACCCAACCGTCTATATACTCTGTGTCTCGTCCCTCCATTAAAGTATTTGCTATTGGATCTATTTTTCCTTTTGTAATCCAGAGGATATCTTTTACATATGCTAATAAATCTCCTGGTGAATTAAGTGAGTTATTATTCATTAAATATTCTTTCGCTAATTCAATTGCTCTTTCCTCTTTCGATGGTTGAATAATAATACAGGTAATACCCATTACTAGAATTATAGAAACTAGAATACTAATTGTAACAAAGAATGCTTTCAGTGATGAGTGTATAATTTCTTTTTTCATTTGATTTCTCCTTTTTGTTTTATGATGGTTACAACTCCTTCAACAACTATTGAATTTTTAATGTTTCTTCCATCAGGATATCTAAGGATCACACGATAATTTCCCTCATTCTTAAGTTTTATTTTATATTTGAATCTATTATTTGAATCATCAATTAAATTTATAGTATGAAATTGTTCCATGTATTCAATTAATTCATCCTTCCCTTTATAAATATATAGATGATACGTTCCTTCTTTAAATTTATCAGAATTATAAAATACCGCAGTTATTGGTTTATTAATTTGAAATGTGTCTCCTTGTCCATGAAAAATGTTCTTTGTTAAATCTACGTACTCGCAAAATGAGATTCCGCTGGTTGCTTTTTTATTTAGTTCCTTAATATCATTAAGCATACAAATCCAACCAATTACTACTAATATTGCGAATACAATAGATAAAACAACTTTAGATTCTTTTGTCATTTTGTCCTCCTTTTATTTTTAATTAAATGAGTATTTTCTTATAAATTAATATATATAGAACAAAATATAAAAAGGGATTTTTATATGATAAACAATAATACTTTACAAGAAGTTTTTATTCCTCCAAAAAATTTAGAACCAAGAGCATCTTTAGATGGATTTATATTATATGGATCAGATAAAGTTGATGAACTATTTCTAAAAGGATTAGAAAAATCTAAAATGTTCAAAGGGAGCATAAAAAATATTCAACGAGCAGTTCATGAACAAAAACTTCTTCCATGTTTTTTTGATAAAGGATTTCATAGTTTCATCGGGTGGAAGATATTTTCATCTAAACCAAAAACAGTCAATTTTTTTAATCCGAAAACTAGAAAAGATGAAATTATAAAAGTTGATTCAAGAAAAGCGTTTCATGATATACTTGGTTTTTATAGTCCTCTTCATAAACGAGTTGCAATAGTTTTAAGTAATAATGTGAATATTTTTTCTTATGTTAAGAATGGGAAAATTGGAGCTCTTACTATACATGAACTCATACATTTGAGTTCAATAGAAAAGAAAGAAAAATTTAGATCTCTATTTATAGAACCACTTATAAGATATTATAAAAATATGTTTTCAATAACATTTAATCTAAAACCAGAATTAGTAAAAGATAAAGAAATTCAAGATATAGTTCATGTCCTTTTTAAAATTGAAAATAGTACTAATAAGAATAGTCCTCATTTAAAAATATATTATAAAAAATTATATGAACTAAGGAAAAAATCAAATTTTTCAGAAGATAAATATGACGATGTTTTATCTAATTATTTTCTAGTTATTAAAATATTTCAAAAAAATTTAGCTTTATTCTTTTCACAGATTAAAAAATATAATAATATTCTTGGACCATTATATATAGCATATATGGAATCTTTTGGCATTCGTGTAAATAATATTACATGTGTACAAGAATTGATTTATCCATCTGAAGTTATTGCAGTTTTATCAGAACAGAGACAAATTTTAGCAGTGACTTCAATCCTCAATAATATATAGGAGTTATAGAAATGGCAGAAAAAAAGCCACCGCAAGGATTAGAAAATAGTACTGATTCGGAGAGTAGAAACCGAGCAAAGCGTGTAAGTTCTATGTCAGATCAACTATATAGAATTCAAGAAGATTCTATGAAACATTCTACTAGACTCAGAGAAGATATAAGAAATATACAAAAATCAACAGAAACTTTTAATAAAACTTCAAAATCGAAAATCATAAAGGCAAACATTCCTGAAATAAATAAAACCATAGGAAGATTAAATTATACTATCGGAACCATGGCGTCGGGAATGAAAAATATTACTGATAGTACTGCCAAAGCAACGGGAAGTATAATAAGACAATATGGAAATTTGATCGCAAACCAAAAACAAGATAATTTTCAAGAAAAACTTATGAAGGGGTTAGAAGAAATGAAAATTGCATTGTTAGGAGTTGAATCCTTAGTTAGTGTTGAATTAAGAAAATTTCTTGCTGAACATCCTTTTATAAAAACTATGATTTCGTTTGGGAAAACTCTTAAATCTGGATTAAAATTCTTTTTTGGAATGCGGGGATCATATGGAAGCGATATTTCAAGAGCAGTAAGTGTAGGAAATGTATTTCAAAAAGTTACAAATATTCTTAGTCTTTTATATGTAGGGACTATGACAAGACTTGATACTCTGATTGAACTACAAGGGGGGGATCCTAAAAGAAGAAAGACTTGGACAATGTATAGCAAAGCAAGAGATTGGTTGAAAGGAGAACGAGATAAAGAATCATTTACAGATTCTATAATTCGAAAATGGAAATTAGATAAAAGTGATTTAATGGAGGCATTGGCCTTAATTAAAGGATCTAAAAAATTAGGAGGAATTTATAGAGCTGGAGAAAAAGCTAAAGATTATACAAAAGAAAAGGCTTCAACAGCGGGTAAGTTTATTTTATCAAAATTTAAGAGAGATAAAGAAGGATCTGAAAGAGTTGGAGAAAAAGCTAAAGATTATACAAAAGAAAAGGCTTCAACAGCGGGTAAGTTTATTTTATCAAAATTTAAGAGAGATAAAGAAGGATCTGACAAAACCGGTAAAGTAAGTATTGATGAACGACAATTAAATGAACTAAAAAAGATAAGAAAAAGTAGTTCAAGTATCGAAGAAAGTGCAGAAGTTGCAAATAAAGAAAAAACTAAGAAAGGTTTTTGGAATTACTTTATTATAATCGGAAGCATTTTGAAAAATTTTTTATTAAAGGGACCTATCTTGGTTGCATTAGGAGGTGCTATTGGGTTAGGGATATATGATGCTTTTAAAGGAAAGGATCTTGCTAAAGAATGGTTAGGAGAAAAGACCCCTTTAACAAAAAGCATCACATCATTATCAAGTTTTCTCGGAGGAACTAGTAAACCAGGATCCCTATTTAATCTTTTAAAGGGATTTTCAAAAGGAACTGGAATTGGTGCGGCAATTGGTATGTTAATAGGATCCTCCGGAGGTCCAGCTGGATCTATAATGGGCGGTGTAATGGGAGGTATGATAGGATCAATGATCGGCACGGCTTTAGCTGATATTGGTGGAAAATCTATAGCTAAAACTATACAAGAATTTACTGATTTAATAACAGGAAAAAGAAGTATTATAGATTTATGGAAAGGTCAACAAGATAAAACAAGTACAGAAGCAAAACTCGAAAAGTTAAGAAGAATAATGACACCAAAATCGTTCTCCTTGTTAAATAATGATCCATCAAAATTTGCAAAGTTAACACATCCAGTAACAGGGGTTCTTAGAAGAGATATAACCACTGGTTTATGGAAAATAAAAGATAAAAAAGATTTGAAGTCTATTGGGCCGCGAATTAGTAGGGGGAAAATAATAGATCCGTTATCAGAAGGTCTATTAAAAGGACATACGTCAGCTGAAGAAGATGCTATAATGAAAAAACGAAAAGGAGCAATAATAGAACAATACAAAATCAATCGTCAGTTATTGAATGAATCTTTAAGTTCTAGAGAAAAGAAAAACCTCAAAGAAATAATGAATGGTATTATAAACCAAAATAACATACTTATGAATAATAATTCAACTACGAATTCTTCATCTCAATCAAATGTACAAACAGCTCCAGCAGAAGCATCTGGGTACACATCTTCATTTTCATCCGGAAATATGTATGCAAATGTAGTTTTACATTGTGATGCTTAAATTACTTTATTTGTTCTGATAAGATTTATTGTCGCTATCGCTGACCAATTTGTTGCACTTATAAAATCTATACTAGAACTCCATAATATGTATTTACCTGCCATATTTACTAATCCGACATGAAAAGTATTAAACATCATGGCCTCACCTACATTCATAAGATTTAAAATTCGTAAACCCCCTTCTATTTCCACAACCATTGTTGAAACATCAGATAAATTTTTCCCTGTTCTTGAATTAAATTGAGTTGTGTTTCTTTCATAACCAGTGTCGTCTGAAATATATTGCTTTCTAGTCGCCGAAGAAATAAACGGATCGACTTCAATTTTTTTATTCATATATGAACAACTATATTGTTCTACAACATCTGAAAGATTCTGGGATATGGTATAAGATAATGTATTAGATGGTTTAACAATGTAATTTCTTTGAGGTGCTAAAACTGCATATTTTGCATTTGCAGAAAAATCAGTATTAATATTTTTGAAAGTATAGAAATGTTTTCCATCAAAACATGATTCAATTAAATCTCGATTATCATAATCACCAGCTAATTGATATAAAGTAAATGTCTGAGATTTATTCATTTTAGCAGTGAGGTTTTTTATATAAACAGTTCCATCATATTGACAAAATACACCTGGTACTCCATTAAACCATCCAAATCTTTGATCTAAAAATCCATCAAAAGGATCTGAATTTTTATTATATTCTTTTATAGCTTTATAAAAAGTAATAGGAGGAATACATACTTGATCTATAGAATTTTTATTTTCTCCATCTGAATCATATTCAATTTTAATAGATAAATCATTTTCAAAATATTCAACAATTTGTCTTAGATTATTTCCTATAAATATTTTATTAACATTTGTTGTCATTGTTTTATATGGAGTTCTACAAACAGTGGTTATCGTAAAAGGGGTTCTATCACTTAATAATTGTTCATCCATAAGTTGAAAATCAGATTTTATATATAGTAATTCAAATGTTGTTTCTTCATGAAGTAATCGATCTTCATCTGTAAATTGAATTGAAAGTTTTATTGGGGATGATCCTAAAATATTTTCTTCTAAAATTGTTGAGGATTTTAATCTTAATTCTAAAACTATTATTTGATATGCAGTACTCAGCGATGACTTGATACTTAAATTATATAAATCATCAGTGTAATCTAAGTCATCTATAATTAATTGAAGTTGATATCCGCTTGGAATATCTGTACTGATTCCAGTTTCAATTTTAGATTTTATTGGTTTTGGCATTCTTTTTAATCTCCATAATCATTTATGCACTATCAAACATGTCAAGAACATTTACAATTCCTCCAAAATCTTCCATATTATTCTTCACTCGTTTAATTACAGCAGCACTTGAAAATTCTGATAAAGAAGAATTTGGATTATTCATTGATACTATTTGTGAAATTACATTACCTGCCTCAGATGTTTCTGCATCTGTTTCAATCATTAATCTTGATGAATCATATTTTCGAACATACATAGCACATGCCATACTCATTGCTAAATCATCATGCGCATCAATATCAGCTTCTACTCGTCCTGAATTTTTTGTTACTAATCCAGTTAATTCTAAAGCCAATCTCTCTGATTTTACCATCTCTGGAAATTGACTAACGTATGAATACATAGCATCAATCATAAGGGGTCGTGTTTTTGCAGAAGTTGTAAGTCCGGGTTTGAATGTATTTCCTTGACCAGTTTTTTCTTTATAAACCATAAGGTCATGTTCTGGAGAATCCTTTATTTGCTCGACGACTTGATTTCCACAGGAATTGCTTTCTATTATACAAATACCATTTCTATACATTGAACAAGCAAATTTTACAATCTTCACAAAGTCAAGAACAGGAAGTTTCCCAGCATATTCCCATACTTGTTCCAGGGTTTCATAATTCCAAACCGTGACTGCGCTTTTATCATTCCCATATTCTGTAGCAGTATCAACTCCAATTAAATAATAAGCCCCGGGAACAGGATCAGCAAATTTCCAAATTTCCCCATTGAACAATTTAACTTTTTCTTGTGGTATTATAGTGGAATTTTGCATTTTCTCAACTGTCTCAGAATCAAAGAAAGATCCTTCAGAAGGCAGAAACTTTAATTCGAGTTCCTGTTGAATTTTTCTTGGATCATTTTCAAACATAGTACATTGTGTTTGATACCATAATGGATCATCGGCTAATTCTGGGATCATTTTCCAGTGGATAATAAAAGGTTTGAAAATATCATCACCGGATAAAGAATTTAAGTATTTATTATAATACCATTTTCCAACTCCAGTAGTTTTATTTGGAGTGCTTAATATTAATGTTCCATATGGGATTCCTGCCTTTCTTGCTAGCATCTGTGCAGTACTTAAAGTTGGAACCATAGCAGTCCATGCTATATCTAATTTACCAATAAATGCAGCTTCATCAATAATTAAGAAAGTTACAGCTTTTCCTCGAAGAGTCTTTTCTGGTGCTTGAGGATTAACTGGAGATGCATAACATTTAGAACCGTTTGTAAGAATAAAAGATTGTTCAGTTTTCTTTGCAAAACCTCTGCCGTTTATTCCTCCTCCTTTTGGTTTCAACCAATCTGGAAGTTTTTCTATCATTCCTCTTATATTTCTAGCAAAATCAGTTGCTTCTTTTCCATCTTTTGAAATAATACCGACCACGGTATTATCATAAAAATTTGTTAACCAAGCCGCATATCCGCAAGTAGTTGTAGAAATTCCAACCTGTCTTGACTTCAAAACGATACCAAAATGATCCTTTTCTATTATGTCTATAAGTTCTTTTTGTTTATCATATAAATTAAAAAGTTGATCTCCTCCTGGAACCTCCAATAAAACATATGCCGAACAAAAATAATTAAAATCATTTTTGCATTTTAGATATTCAACTATATATTTATTTGCTTTTGCTTGTAACTTTGATTTCTTCATTAGCAATACCTTTTAGTTAAATTTCTAGTAGAATATTTAGTTTCTTTACCGCACCCGTATTCACATAATATTTTTTGCATAAATATATTCCTTCTTTATTTTAATATTTGTTCCAACAATATATAAACATTGTTTTTATAGAAAATTAAAATCAGGGATATAACCATCTTCCATATATATTATTCTATGAATTTTTAATTCATTTTTTAAACAAAAAAAATGAGCCAAGAAGTTCGACCCATTTTTAATACCTTAATACCTTAATACATTATTTGTATCATGTAAATACTCAATAGATTCTCTCAATTCAACAGGTGTTGATTTTTTAAATTCTTTTTTTTGATGTGTTGTCATAATTCCTAATTCACATGTCACCTTATATGCAAATAATATACACTCATTACACATTACAGAACAGCAAGTATATACAAGACAATCTTTACAAGGACATTTATATTTCCCCATACAAAAATCCTTTTTTTAAATAATTTTAATTTCTCCATTTTTTTTATGAACTTGTGAATATATACCCTTTTCATTATTTATAAAAAGACTTTTATAACATCTATATGAACTTCCTTCAAACCTCCATCCTTCCC